CCTGCCATATGTAAATCTTTATACTTTAAACTTGTAGTACCAAGATCAACAGCATTGTTTGTTTTAGGACGCAGTAGTGAAGCTGTAGCAACTATGTCTTGACTAGGACCGATTACCTCAATAGCAGCACCTTCAGATGTAGTACCATCGTGGGTATGACCTGAACTATTATTAAATGCAGCTTCTACAGCATTGAACTCACCATCTAAATCGTCAGCATTAATAACATTACCATTGGCAATATTATTAGCTGTATCATTTCTTACATAGCCTGTACCCATAAGACTTTCCTTTATTTCCTATTGTTTTCAGCATATTCGAGTATTGCTGTATCTAACAAAAATGCCGCATCTGAACTATTATCTTCTATTCGTAATGCTACCGTATTACCTGAACCCACAATATTATTATTGAATGATTGTGTTCTTGGTTCTCCGTATGTTGTCGTATTAAATATAGCTGTACTGTTTCCATAAAAACCACCACCACCTGCACTGGCAGATAATGTAAATGTAGCAGGTTGTATTTTATCTCTGTCATTTTGGTTGTATCTTACACCTGCAACAACATTAACTGCACCAAATGGTTTTATGTATAAATCTAATTTATAAAATGTTTTTCTTTTTTGTGGGTCTGTAATCGGCATAAATGGAGATTCATATATTGCATTTATATTACTACTATCTCTTGATGTACCACTTTCCATTCTATAAATATAACCATCGGTATTTGCAAATATTATAAACTCATTATCTCCAATGTACTGAGAGTCTGCTATATAGCATTTGTATCCCTTTAATTCACCCCACTGAAAACCTGTACCACCCTGATCAATAAACTTTGTTCCTAGTACACCTTTAGCTACATCTACAGTTTCACCACTTACATAACTAAATAATCTATACTGAGCTTTACCTCTTATTACAGTACTTGAAAAACTCTGTGAGAAAGTTTGTAATTCAGTTACTGTTGGTCTTATATTTTTAGATGCAACATCAATTCCAAAGTCACCAATACGTTCTGTAGAACTTAATGTACGTAGTCCATCAGGACCAAGGAACATAACATCAGAACCTACTTCTTGTATAGTATCTGCACTTAAACAACCAAGGTCTTCTGTAATTGCACTGAGTGTAAAATCAGCAGAACTTGATCCTGTTAGTCTCATAATTTTATCACGGCAAAATACAATTAATGCATCACGATAAACTTTTAGACCTGTTATTTCAGAGTTAAGACCAATACTACCTGCACCATTTGCAGGATCAAAGTCTGTATCTGAATAAGGTGCAGTAAATACTAACTCTGTACCTTTACCAAAAAACAATGTACTTTTAAATAACTCTACGGTACTTGCACCATTTACTGCAGACTGACCAGTACCACTACCTGTTATATAAGCCATTGTTTGATTACTATCTGTGTAATAAACAGGATAGTTTGTACCGTCAACAAATACTATTTTAAGTGCATTGTTAAAGTTATAGCTTACATGCCTAGCACGAGTAAACCCTGTACTACTTGCTGTAGCTTTAGATGACCATGCAGGATTTGTATCTGTAGTATTTATTAAATAATATACACCACTACGTGCAGCAATAAATCTTTCTTCGTCTTCGTTCTCAACTACAGCTAATGCCTGTACTACACCACTACCACTTAACTGAGCATCATCTAGTTTGCTATACCCTGCTACTTTACGATAGCCACCGTCAAGTGAAGGTTCAAAGTTTTGTAGTATAAAGGCAGAACCTACAGCATTAATACCTTGTTGCAAAGGACTTATGTT